TTACCCGTCGCGGGTGCGCCTCCGGCTTCGCCTGCAATCGTCTTGATCATCGCGTCGCGGTCGACCGGGTTCAACGGGGGAGCGTTCCAGCCCATCGGAGGAGAAACCGGAAAGCGCGCGTCAGAGCCAATGCCGCTAGGCGCGACAGCCTGCGCCACAGCGGCTGAGTTGGGCGCGGGGGCCGGGGTGGGCTGGGGCGTGTCTGGTCCCGGATCGCCGTAGAGCAGGCTGGTGAGGTCTGGCATGTCACCGTCCTAGCATCCCGGACATGCCGGGAATGAACGTCTTGGGCACCCGAGGGGGCATTCCGGCTCCAATAAACCCTGCCGGGGGCGGCATCACCATAAGTCCGTTGGGCATCATGGTCGGTTGCGGCGAGCGCGCGTCCGGGTAAGGCGGGATGAGCCCCGGATGCGGGACAGGAGGGGGAGCCGTGCCCATAGGCGGGTTCTGGGCGCTGAACTTGGGCGGTGTCTGCGGTTGGGTAGCCTTCGACGAGACTTTGGGCTGTACGAGCTTCTGTGGGGCCTGCGGCCCCGGACCGGGCCCGCGGCCACGGGGCCCGGCGCTGGGCGCGTTGACCGCGATCTTGTTGCCTGATCCCGGCCCTGATTGGTGCCCGGAATTCGTCGGGTTCGCCACGGTTCCGTTGGCGGTGTTCACCCCAACCATCGAGGCCAGCGACGAGGCTACCGAGGAAGACGCCATTTTACGAGAGCCTCATCGTGGAGCGATAGGGGTTGGGCGTGAGTTGCGAGCCTCCCCTCTGGTCGAACAGGCCCGGCGTCGCGTTGGTCCCGAGCGGTCCCAGCAAAGAGGTCATGCCGGGCGCGCCCGCCGTGATGCTTGGAGCCGTGGCGGGGTTCTCCAGCGCGCTCATCGGAGGAGCCGCCGCGAGCGCGCCCAGTTGCGAACTGAGGCCGCCGCCAGCGCCGCCCGAGTACTGCGCCGGAAGGGCGTTCGGTGTCTGCATGAAATCGGTCTGGGCCGCCATCGAGCGGATCGCGGGCTGGTCGCCCGACGTATCCATGTAAGAGCCGCCGCCCGAGGGCGCGCTCAAGTTCGTTCCCATCCCGGCAAGCGCCTGTCCGATCATGCTGCCGGTCATCTGCCCGGGCGTCGGCGGAACATACCCACCGGGAGTTGCGCTGGTTGCAGAACTGCCCGCGCCTGCGCTCCCGGCAGGCGCGGGCGCGCCCAAAAGCTTCGAGACGGGCGCGATGTACTGCTGGCGTTGTGCTTTGGCCCCGACTTTGTCGCGGGGCACTTCCATGTTGTCGACCCAAGTATCAAGCCCCTCTTCACCTGAGTTGACGCTTTGCAGACCCTTGAGAACCCCGTTGTGGCTGGTGTCTAGCTCGTGCCCCATGAACTTGACTTGGATGGCGAGGGGCACTTTCTTGCTGTCGGTGGGCGTGTTCGGATCGACATCGACGCCATTGGCGCGGGCGAACGCCAAGAGGCCGTGATCGCCGATCAGCCGGTCGGCTCGCCATTGCAAGATGCCGCCCGAGCCGCCGCCGGGGTCTTTGGCGTTGAACGACAACGGATCGAGCCCCGCGCCGCTCTCGCCCATGATGCCCGCGATAGCGCCCGCTGCGACCGCGGGTTTCACGCCCCGGGACGAAAGCTCGTTCCAGATCAGGTTGATGGCTTCTTGGTTGTAGGCCATGACTTTAGAAGTTGTAGGTCGGAGGCGGGTTCATGTTCGGCGGTGCGGGCGGCGGCGGGGGCGGCGGCGTTCGTAGCTGGTCAAGCGGCGACGCTGGCGGCGGTTGGTACACGGGTTGATTGCGCGGGTCGTCGGGGTTGTTGAGGTTCTGCGACGCCGCCGCGTAGGGAATTCCGGTGTACAGCGCGTCGACGAGGGGCGTGTTGGTGCCCCGGCCCGCCATCGCGTCAGTCATGGGTTTGCTCTGCAAGCCATAACCAATCGCCATCATCGTCGCAGGCACGGCCACCGCGGACGGGATGCCCGCGTTGGCGTAGTGCTCGCCCAGCCAGCCCATGAACGCGTCGACGCCTGCGAACGCTCCGGCGGCTCCTACAAGCCCGTGTCTGCTGATCGGCACCGTGCTCTGGTTGCCAAGCTCTTGCGCCGCGCGCAGGTTCGCCATCGTCGGCTGAAGCGGGCCTCCTCCTTGCGCTTGGGTGAGTTGCGAGAGAACCTCCGGCGAGATGTCGCCCATCTCTTTGCCAAACGTATCCGTGCGAAAATCCTGCGCGCCCTGTTTACCCTGCCCGAGCGTGTTGACGTATTGCGACGCCATCGCGCGCCAATAGGGGCTGTTCGGGTCGACGAACGGCTCGATGTCGCCCGACGCCTGCATGCGCTCGTTCAGCCACTGGTGCGCCTGCGCGGTGTTCAGGCCGCCTTCGTAAATCCCGGGCTTGCCGCGCACGGGCGCGCCGCCGACCGCGTCAAGCGCGTCGGTGACTGTGCCGGGTCCGATGACATTCTTGTAGTTGTCGCGCGCCTGCTGGTACTGCGTCCCATAGCCGAGACGGTTGAACACGCTCTGCATCGCCGTGTCGATGGTGTTATAGACCGGACCTATTTTCTGCTGGTTCTGGGCCGTCATCCCCTGAACGTCTTCGCCCAGTTCAGTCTTGAACGCCGCCAGTTGCCCGATTGTAATCGCGCCGACCGGCTGCGCGCCGGGGCCGAACGTCGGGCCGTTGTAGCCGGGTTGGCCGTAAGTCATGCTTTCGAGGTAGTCGGCCCGCGCCAGAAGCTCCGTCTTCTGCGCCCCGGAAATGTCGGTCGAAGTGGCGGCGTACTGCCGGATCGCGTTGAGGATCGGGCGGGCGTTCACCAGCGTGCTCGTCGGCACGGCGTTGTAGAGGTCTTGGAACCGCTGCGAAGCGTCCTGCTTGATCGAAGCTGAACGGGTGCGCGCCAGATTAACCAGATGGCCGCCGATGCTCTCGGGGCCGAACGAAGTCGGCATCGGGCCCTGATTGATGTTCGCCGCGCCTTCGTTGCGGGCGGCGAGGATCGCGTCCTCCATGCGCTGGCGCGCGGCGTTCATCGGCATGTTGATCACCGGGATCGCCGCCAGCGTCTTCTCGATCCGGCGGCCTGTGGGGTTCGCCAACGAACCGAACGTCGGCTGGGTGTCGAGTTGCTGCCCGGCGGCGTCGGTGACGGGCGCGTCCGTGCCTGCGGTGGTCTTCGCCACCACGGAGCGCACCGCGTCGGTTACTTTCTCCGGCATCGAGCCGACCGTGCTGCCGATCCAGCGCCCCGCTTTCTCCCAGTTGGGGCCGCCGAGGTAGTTCGCGGCTGACCCAAAGAGATCGCCAGCCCCGGTCGAGCCGAGCATCTTCAGGACGCCCATGACTTTTTGCTGCGGGCTCAGAGCCCCGGTGATCGCGCTCTCGACGTAGCGCTGCCCGGCGGGCGCGTTCGGATCGAGGGGAGGCGCGCCGATCAGGCGGGTCGCAGCGCCGGATGCAGTCGGAATGTCCGGTGTCTGGTTGAGCGCTGGATGCTGGCCCGAAGCAATCGCCTTGAGCGCGTTGAGGCCGCTGATCACCCAGTCGGCCTGCCCGACGCCCGGGAGCAGGTCGACGCCTGCGCCTGCGATCCGCCCTGCCGAACCCGCCACGGCGTTCGCTGCGTCGTAGATCACTTTGCCGCCCTTGATAAGATTGGGCACGTTCATCTTGACCAGCGCGTTCGCGGTGTTCACCCGCGACGTGATCTCGTCGTTCGGCGTCCCATCGGGGATGTCGAGCGCGGCTCCGTTGTCCAGTCTGACGTGCTGGGGCATCGCTCACGGCCCCCACGAGTTGGTCTGCGTGTCGTAGTGGAGTTCGGTCGAGGGCGCGTTGGGCGTGGGCGCTGGCGCGGGCCCGGCGGGCGCGGGCGGCTGGCCCAAAGTCGAGAAGAAATGCCCCACGGTGCTCCAAAAATCGGGCGTCGTGGTCGCGCCGCCCTGCGTGACAGGCACCGGGGCCGGAGGCTTGACGCCCGTGCCGATGGAGTTGGCCGCGTCGCGGTTCGCCTGCGCCGTCGCGTTGTAGTCGTTGAGCAGCTTGGCGTCGCCCTGCTGGAACTCGGGGAAGTTGATCGCGGCTCCGGTCTGCGACGGATCTGTCGAACTGCCGAAGCCGAGCGCTTGGCTCGCCAGATCCTTGCGCTTCAGCGTGTACTGCGCCGCCGTGTCGAGGTTGGCGAGGATGCCGTTGACCACTTGCGGGTCCGCGGTCGGATCGCCGATCACCTTGTTCATCAGGTCGATCTCGGGCTTGGCGAAGCGCACGATGTCGTACTGCTTGAGCATCCCGGGAAGCTCTTGCGTCACAAGCTGCTTCAAAAGTTGCTGCGCCATCTGCTGGTTGGTGATCCCTCCCAGATGATATTCGGAGAGCACGTTGTTGATGCCCGCTGATGTTTGCCCCCAGAAGCCAGCGGTGTGGGCGATCTGCTCCAGCCCCCGGATCTGCTGGGTGACAGTCGAGAGCTTGGTCGCGGCTTCACCGGCGGCGTAGGCGTCGGTCAGCGCCTTGCCTGCGCCGGTGGTGGCTTGGTTCGCCGTCTCGATGTCGCCCGGTTGAGTGCCGATGACGGTGCCTGCGGGGCCGCCGGAAGTGATCGCCGGATGAAGCTGGCCGCCGGTCCAGTACCAGCCCGGGCGCGTCGGATCAGGGGTCGCGCCTTTGGGGATCGGTGCCTGCACGGGCGCGGTTGGCGCTGGCGCTGGCGCTGGAACGGGCGCAGGCGTCGGGTTCGGGTTCGCCGGAGTGGGCGTGGGCGTCGGCGCAGGCGTCGGGGGCGTCACCGGCTGAAGGTTCACGTTCTGCGACGGCGGCAACTGGACGTTGGCCTGCGGCTTCGTCAAATCGGTGAGCCCGCCGTTGACCAGTCCGCGCTGCTTGGCTTCGGCTTCGGTTTCTTGACGATTGCCCAGTGTTTTGTTGTACGCAGCAGTGGTGTTTGGGCCTACAGGCACCGGCATTCCCGGCTCGAATTGCGCGCCTTTGTTGATCGCCGAATAGATCATCCGGTTCCAAGCGTCCTGCGACGGATCGTCTTTGTACTGGCTGACGAGGCTTTGGATCGCCGTTTGAGATCCGATGTCTTCGGAAGCCTTGGTGCGGCCCGCTTGGTTGACTTGAAAGTCCGCCATCGCCTGCACTGTCTTGGGCGTCACCGGAGGCGGATAGGGCTTATCCCACTGGGCGGTCGGATTGAGCGTGTTCCAGATCTTGATGTTGTTCGCCGTCGCTTCCGGCGTCGTGTCGTCGATGTAGCCGCTGACAAGAGGCGCGTTGGCGGCGCGCGTCGCGGAGATCTTGCCTCCTTCCTGCGCGCCAGCCACCGCCCCGGCCTGCTTCGCCTGAAGGTCGCGGATGTACGCGCCGGTCACTTCGCCAGCATAGGGAGGATAAGGATCGGTCCACGGCTTGCCGGTGACGTGCTCCATGAAAGCGATATTCTTCTGGATCGACGCCGGATCAGTCTTGTCGATCAGTTGGCCGCTCGCTTCGGCGGCGGCGCGGGCGACTTGCTCGTAAGGCGCGTTCTGGTAGATCATCAGCGCGATCTGCGGCAGCTTGTCGGGCGGCACGAGATTGCCCCACTGCTGGATCGCGGCTTGGCGCGCTTGGTTTTCGCGCTGCATCTGGAGCAGTTGCTGCTGGCGCATCCACATCTGTTGCTGGATGTCGTAGGCGCGAAGCTGGTTGAGCGGGTTGAAGTTCTCGGTCAGCGAGCGCCCGAGGTTGCCCAGCGTGTCGCCGAGCGTCGTGTCTGTCGGCATTCTGAGGACGGGCATGGGCCTAGACGCTGTTGAAGGTGTTGTCGGGGAGGTAGCTGAAATCGGGCGTTCCGGCGAACGAACCATAGTCGAGATTGTCGTAGGCGCTGCCGCCCCCCGCCGCCGCCCCGCCGCCGCCGCTGAACAAGCCGGAGAGCACGCCGCTCGAAGCGACCCGCGGGCCCGCGAAGCCCGCCAGTGAACCCGCGATGCTCATCGCGCCCTTGGCGATGGAGCCCGCCGCCTCGGTGCCGGGCCCGATGGCGTAATTGATCGGCTGTACTTGCTGCTGCACCCCATAAGTCTTGAGGTTGCCTTGGCGCACAGCATTGAGAGCGTTGATGTCGTTGCCCCCTTGGGCAAACTGAATAGGGACCGTGGTGCCGAGGCCGCCAAAGCTTCCGCCATACGAATTCGCGGTCGCCAGCGCCTGAATGCGCGAACGCGCCTGCGATGTCGCGTTGTTCACCTGCGTCGTCAGGCTGTCCATGAACGTCTGGTTGCCCGGGTTCTCTCCCGACAGGAGCAAGTCGTTCGGATTGGTCGAGCCAGTGCCTGCGGCTCCCGACGCTCCGGGCTTGGTGTAGAGGGTGTTAAGCCGCTCTTGCTCGGCCCCCTGTTCGGCCTCTTGTTGGGGCGCAGACACTTTTTGGAGCGTGGACTGTTGCACGCCGGTCGCGCGCTCGCGCGCCGCGTCCTCTTGGGCGACTTGCTGTTGATGAATTCGTGTCTGGTAGGCGACCCAGTCTTGATTGGCTTGGTTCTGCTTGTTCTGAACGTCAGCGAGGCCCGCGGCTTGTTGTTGGCCCTCGTAGATGCCAGCGCCCGCCGAGAGGGCCGATCCGGCGATGGCGACTGCGGTGAGGGGATCGCACATAGGTCAGACGCTCGACTGATTGACGCCGGAGCTTCCGCTCCCGCTCGATGTCGCCGCCAGCGTCGAGCCGACGCCCCCGGCGCTCGGGTTGATGTAGGCGGTCGGATTGGTGAAGCCGGAAAGCGCGTTGCCGACGCCCACGGTTATGGGAGCGAACAGAGCCCCGGCGGGGTTCAACAACGGCTTGGTGAGATTGGCGTTGGCGACCATGTTCTGGGCGGTGTTCGCGGCCACGCTCGGATCTTCGGTCGAGTAAAGCTGATTGAGCGCGGTCTGCTCGTCGTTCTGCACCGTCGAGCGAAGCGCCGCTGTTTGCGTGTCTGCGCCCGAGGCGATCTGCGCCCGGTTGATCGCGTCTTGGTTCGCGAGGTTGCCGATGTCCATGCCCGCGACGGAAGAGTTAAGCTGCCCGGCGCGAGCGAGGGAGTAAGACAGGCTGGAGCGAGCCGTGTCGTATTGCTGGCCTTCTTGCGGCATGTAGTAGTTGAGAATTGAATTCGTGTACTTGTTATAGAAGTCGGGCCCGAACGGGTCAGTCGTCGATCCGGGCGTGCCCCCCGAATAGACCTTGGTCGCCGCGAGGTCGGCTGTGGTGCCGGAATTGACCAGATTTCCCGAGGCGTCATAGAGCCCGTACTGGGGCGTTCCCGAACCGTCGTCGGCAAGCTGACCCCACGAATAACCTCCCGGGAGCGACGCCTTCGCTCCCACATTGAGGTTGTTGGCTGAGTAAGGGTTCTCGGCGCTCGGGTTTTGCGCCAGCCACTGCGCCATCACCGCGGGCTCTTGCGACGCAGACACGCCCGACTTCGGCACGCTGGCGTCAGTGATCGACGAGAAGTCTAACGGCGTCGATCCGGTGGGCGTGCCCTCGAAGATGTTCTTGATGTTCTGGGTGCCATAGGAAAGCCGGGCGTTTCGTTCAGCGTTGGCCTGCGTCGCCTGCGCAGCCTGCTGCTGCTGCATCTGGACGACGGCGTCATTGGTCGGCTGCGCGCCTTGTGCTCCCTTGCCGCCCACGTCAGAGCCCTCGTCTCATCATAAATCCAAATTGCTCGAAGCCAGCCTTGTCGAACATGTTGAACAGCGAGCGGGCTGACTTCAGTCCCGAGGCGACCGGGGCGTGAAACGCGCCTGCGTCGACGCGACGGCCTTCTTGAACCGCCATCGCCAACAGCGCTCTTCCAATGGCGCTGCGCCGATGCTCAGGAACGACGTAGAACTCCAGCATCACCTGACATGGGCGCTTGGAGAACGTGTGGTCGAGGATGTAAGCGAGAAAGCCGACAAGCTGGTCGTCGATCAGAGCGACGATGTGGGGCCGTGTGTCTGTGGAGATGCCGTAGTGGAGCGTCTCGCGCGCCCGCTCGTGGTCCCACTCAAGAAAGTCTTTGTAGACTGCTTCCTCGTAGAAGCGCTCGTACAAGCGCACCACGTCGGGCAGGTCGTTCACGTCGGCGAAGCGAAAAGCGACGTGCTGATCAAGGTTGTCGAGGGTGATCGGTCTGTTCATCGGCAAGCCAAGCGAAGAGGGTGAAATCTTCGTGTCGGATGCCGAATTCCGACAGAACGGCCTCTTCTTTCCAGCCCAGCGAGGTGAGCCAGATACGGGTGTCCTCGCGCTTGGCGAGGGCCCGGCACTCGGCGCGGTGGAACCCCGCTCTGAGCAGCGCCGGGACCATAACGCGGCGCGCTTGCCTTGTCACGCTCTTCACCACGTTGCCCCACGAGTTGGTGCCGAACGCCCAGCAACCCGCCACCGCGGGCGTCATCGCGTAGGCTCCGAGGACCGCTGCGGGTTCGCCTGTGTCGCCGCGCCAGAAGATCCAGCCATCGTGGGTGAGGGCAAGCTGGCAGAACTGAAGGGCGAGTTTCATGCTGTCGAAATTCATACCCCGGACAGCTTCGATCTCTTCCTTGTCGGCGGGGCGCAGGTTAGCGAGGATATACTGGAGCGGATCAGGCGCGACCGAAGTGATCTTGGTCATGCGCCCGTGTCTGTGAACGGGGTCACGCCGCGCATGCCGGTGCGCTGCTCTTGCGCCAGAATATCGGGATCGCGCACTTGCAGGCTCTCTTCCGTCATCACCCGGGCGACGGCTCCGCGAGGCTGCTTGAGAACCATCTTGATCTCGGCGACTTCGCGCTCAAGATAGTCGAGGCACGCATAAAGCCGGTCGACGCGCGCACTGAGCCGCTTGATCTTGTCGTCGTTCTCAGCGGTGTCTGTCATCAGTTGGTGTCGCTCGTGGCGTAGTGGATGAAGGCTTTCGAGAAAGTTGCGGGCCCGGGCGCGGCGTGGGTGATCTGAAGCTGGACGTGCGTGCCCCGGCCAGACACGGGAATGCGCCCGTCCATGATCGTCGGGCCGTCGATGACGCAGATCTGGTCGAAGGGGGTGGGCGTCACGGTCGGATCGAAACTCATCGAGACGTTCCACGTCGAGCCCGGATTGTTGGAGCAGATGGCGTCGAAGCCCTGAATGAACTTGAAGGTCGCAGGCTTGTCGAACGAGAGGAAGGGCGTGGTGACGGTGATCGGGCAACTGTCGTAGATCGGCGCGCCGGTCGAGCCGAAGCGATAGATGTTGCCGTCCGTGCCGCGCAGGACGACGTAGGGGTCCGCGAACACGACTGACGCATTGTCGATGGTGAACTGCGGGACGTAGACGCTCCACGCCGAGATGTTCGGCGACGCCCAATTGGAGAGGATATAGATCCGGTCCTGAAAGGTCATCCAGATCCGGCCTGTCCGGGGCGAGAGAACCGCTTTCGACCAGTAGACGCCGTACTGCGAGCCGCGCGAAGCGATCAGGCCCTGAATGATCGGGTCGATGGGCGAGCCCACGTCGGCGACGGCTGCTGTGGTCGTCAGATCGCGCGCCCGGAGCGAGCGAATTCCGTGGGTGCCGACGAAGTACACGTCGTTGGCGACGTACTGGCGCACGCTCGACGGCGCGAGCGTGCCTGCATCGCGCAAGGTCTGGTAATACTGGTTCAGCGACGGGTCCGGGTCCAAGAACCACAACTGGCACGACAACTGCGAGAAGATCGCCATCTTGTCGTAATAGACTTCCATCGATTGGAGGTTCTCGCTGTCCGCGTCGTTCGCGCCGATGTTAATGAACCCCGATCCGTTATGCGCGACGTTGCCCGAACTGTCAGGCGGCGGGTCTTGCCAGATCGTTGGGTCGCCGACCGCGCTGAAGAAAAGGTTGCGCCCCATGACGCCGTACATCTTTTCCTTATAGGTGCGGATGAACATGCCCTTGTCTTCGGCTTGCGCGACCAAGACGCCGTTGTAATAGTGCCACCAGTGAGTGAGGCCGGAAAAAGTGGCGTAGATCAAGCCGTTGAAAACATCGGAACTGCCCATGTACTGGAGCGTGTCGCCCGGCGGCTGGGCGATGTGGATGATCCCCACGGTTGTCGCAGTGGGCGGCGTGATCGTGCCGGGCGTCCCGCTGACCTGATGGGTGTAGACGTTGCCATTGTTGTCCGTCACCAGCCCGAAGGAGTTCGGCGGGATAGCGCACCACACGACAAACGCTTCGCGCTTTTCGATCTCGCCCCCTTGAGTGATATGCGCGTTCTGAAGCAGGCGCAGCGTGCCTGCCGGGGCGGTGAGCGCGCTCTTGCGCACGTCCATGCCCGCTTGGAAGTTGGCGATCTCGTAGTAGAGCGAAGCGGACCCGCCCCCGCCGCCGCCTCGCTGACCGGGCATTTAGCCTCCGATCTGCTGATACGCTGGGATGAAGTCGAGATAGGGCGTCAGGCGACGGCCATCGCTCAATGGCCCCATGTTTCCCCCGTCGCGCGAAAGCGACTTCATGTTGCGCTGCTGCGCGCCTAGACGAGCGATCAGCATCCGGCGATATTGATTGGCTTTCTGGAGCTTCAGCGATGCGCTTTCGCTCTTTTGTTGGGCCAGAATTTCGGACGCTGCGAACAGCACGACCAGCGTTGCGTCGATCACGCATGTGTCTGTGTCTTCGATTAACGGATTTAGAGGCGCGTTCCCTTCGATCCGCAATGAAAAGGGCGTGCTGGGCCCGGGCGTCGGCCACACTTCAAATTGCGCTGCGGCGGTGGTTGCTCCGGTGGCAGCGCTGTACTGCGCGCAATTCCGCCAGCGCCGCGGCGGCCACGCCTGCACGTTCTCGCCGCCCATCGCCGCGTAAGTCTGAGGATTTATCCCGTAATCAAGAGGCACCCAGTTGACGCCCTGCGGCCACCAGATGCGGAAGATGCTGTCGAACGGAAGTTCGGGCGGGTAGCTGTAGAAGCGCTGGCCCGCGATCATCGGCATGTCGTGATAGATCGTCAGATGCGGCCACTCGATGTCGTTCCACTGCTCGCGCTGCACCCGCTGCAATTGGTAGTTATAGAACGGCGTCGACGAAGTCGTCTGGGCGGGCGTCAACGACTGAAAAGTCTCGGCGAGAAGCTCGTAGCGAAGCTCGCTCAGAGGCACGCCGACCCGCATCTGGCGCGGAGCCATGTTTGAACCTCCTCACCGCTGGTTCCACGGCTTGAACAGCCGGAGCTTCTCGGGATCGAGCAACGACCAATCGCCTGTGAACTGGATCGCGCGGTCGTCGATGGTCAGGAACGCGGCGGGCTTCTCATGCGCGAATTCGATCACGGCCAATGACGCGTTCTCGTGATCGGGAGGAACGCCAAGCACCGGGTCGAGCGCCCATTGCTCAAGCCATTGGCGCATGGCGCTGCGCCCGGCTTGGCTCTGGGACCGGCTGGAGTAGATCTTGACAGCGAAGACCCTCGCCGCTTCCGCCAGCCAGCGGAGCGCGCCCGGCACCGGAGGATCGGAGATGGTGGCGACGTCAACCCATCCGCTCGTGTACGAGTGGATCACGCCGTCGAAATCGACGCACAGGATCGGGTTAGATCCGGGCATCAAGCGCCTCTTCGTCGGGCGGGCGGATCTGCGTCCTTGCGGGTCGCTCGGTCGGCTTCGGCTTGCGCTTGGCCTTGGCCGGGTCGATGGGCCAGCCGGGCACGAACCACTCCATGTGAAAGCCCTTGCCGGAATAGACCTGCTCGACCGTGTCGCGGCCATAGATCAGCGCCATGCGATCTTTCTCGCGCAGCGGGCTTTCACGCGGACCTAATGCGACAGGCTTGATGTCGTAGATCGACTGCTCGCCATGAATTGCCTGAAGCACGAGGATCTCGGGCCACGGCACCGGGTTCGACGCGTCGCGAAGAAGGACGTTGGTCTTCTCGCCGTTGTTGTCGATCATGCACTCGCACAAGTGCTGCTGCATGTAGCCTTCTTCGCGCTCGTTCATGCCGTTAATCCGTTGACTGCCCACATCACCGCCTCGCGAATTCGCTCCTTGGCGATGTCGTGTTCGCGGCCTGCTGGCACTGTATCTTCGATCAGATCGAGGAACGCCAGCCCGGCGTCTTTGATCTGGGTCATCGCGGCTTTCTCCTCGTCGGAGAGGACGCGATACTGGTGGCGCACGGTGTTGTTCACCGTGCGCTCGTCGGAAGCGCTGTCGACGCTCCCGGTCATCGCCTGCTCGTCGGCGTGGGCTCGCGATAATGCTGCGAGTGCGTCTCGTTGTCCGGGTCGGCTTTCGCTCGCGCGGCCTCTTCGGTTTCAGCGAGTTCCTCCTCGTCGACCGGCTGACCGGCGACGTAGTCTTTGCTTCCCGGCTCCGCGAGCTTGAAATCCTTGGGAGGCGGGTAAGTCTCAGGCTCTTTCGCGGGCACGTCCGGGATCGTCGACGGCTCGGTCGGATGAAGGGGTCTGGGTTGTGAAGGGACATCAGCGCGCGCCGGAGGAGCCGGTGTCTGCGGTGTCTGCGGTCGGGCCGGAGGAGGTGCGGGCCGCGGTGAGGGAGCCGACGCTCCTTGGGGCCGGTTGGGAGGCTGCGACGGAGGATTGTTGGGCATGGGGGTTTCTCCTAGATCAAGTACGCTCTTACAACGCTTCAGGGCGCAGTCTTGTGGCGCTGCGCCTTGGTCATTTGACCCCGCGCCACGCCCTGCGGCGTCGCCTTGTTGGTGCCCGGCTTCAGGCTCCCGCTCTTCTGGAGCGTCGCCGTCGCCACCGCATAGGGGTTCACACCCGGGCTTGAGGCTTTGATCGCTTTGACGGCTTTGTCGAGGATCTTCGGCACGATTGAACCTCCCGTATCAGCCCGCCCCTTAAAGGAGCGGGCCGCAGACACGACGCTACACTCAGGCGATGTCGATGACCACTGAAGAGTTCAGCATCGTCGCCACCATCTGCCCCGTGCTCGTGATCGACTTGTAGAGCACGAAGATGTTGTACGGGCGGGCGGGCGTGTGATCCTTGCGCCACTCGTCCTCCATCGCCATCAGGAAGATGCACTTCGGATCGAACCAGTACATTCTCTTCGCATAGCCCAAGTCGTCGAGCGTCGGGTCGTACTGAACTTTTGTGCCACCGGGGAGAATGATGTCGCCAGACGAGATGTCCTGCGAATTGGAGAAGCCGGTCATGGTGTAGAAACCATTCGCCCGGCGCTCGATCATCATCGCGTCGATGAACGAAGATCCGGCGAGCGCGACCGTGGGCTTCCCGCCATAACGGATAAGCTGGAAGTACTCGTGCTGGAGTTTCTGCAACAGCGCGCCGCCATTCGCAGGGTCGCTCGTGACGGGGCCGCCGCCGCTGATCGCGTCGCCGGGCGTGGTGCCGATTTGCGCCAGCATCGCCGCGGTCCACGCCCGATTGCGCCACCAAGTGAACCCGGTCGCGGCTGTCTGGTCGAGGCCGCCCGTGGTGCCGACGCACGGATTGTCTTTGATGATGGAGCGCATGCCCGCGAGCGCTTTGGCGTCCGTGGTGCCGTCGCCCCACATCAGGCCGTTCATGGTGCGCGCGTACTGCTCGCCCAGCGAGAACAGCTTCTGCTCCAGCAGATTGACGAGCACGGTTAGCTCGCGCTTGCTGTGTTCAGCCGTGCGCTCGCCGTTGGTGTCGACCACGCTGATGCCGTCGATCTTCAACTCGGTATGGGTGAGCGTCAAGCCGATGTGATGCTCGCGCCAAGGATAGTTCGCCCGCTTGATGTTGGCGGGGGTGAAGAACCCGACCGCATCGTTGTGGGTGTAGCCCTTGACCACGTCGTTGCCGGAACCGTCGCCGTACTGACCGACGATAGCCATCGAGATGTTGCCCTTGCCGCCCGGGAAAGTTTTCTTGCGGGTTTCGAGCATATTCAAGAGCGGCTTGTTCTGGATCGACTGGTCGAACTGCCCGCCTTTGTTGAAGTAGTAGTCGAGCGACGCATTCGCGATGCTCGCGATTTCACCTGCTGTGAACGCCATCTTGCGGCTCCGTCAGAGCGTTATGCTCCGCGTGCGCGCGCAAGCCCGAGTTCGGCGGCTTCCATCATGGAGCGCGGTTCCGGGCGTGCGCCTGACGCGGCGCGGTTAAGGCTGCTCGGAACTGGCCTCGTGGCCGGGCGTTGCGGGGCGAAGGTCTGCATCGTCCGGTTCGCGCGGGCGTAAGCCTCTTTCGCGATCTCGACTGCGTGCTCCGGCGTCGCCGGGGCCCCTCGCTCTTGAACTACGGCCCAGAGGAAGTTTCGAACGGTTTCTTCCTTGCGCCCATAGTCCGGGTCGTTCGCTCGTATGCCGTTCTCCCACGCAGACACCGTCTGCTCGATGGAGCGGGAGAGGTTCGCCTGTTGCGCGGCGGTCTGCTGCGTGCCTGCGACCTGCGTGACGCGCGCTGCGCGCTGCTCGGCCAAGGCCCTCGCGTACCTGTCGCGCGACATTTGTGCAGCCGCGTCGAACGTCACACGCCCCTGTTGAACCTCCGATTGGAGATCCGGCGGGAGCGTGATGCCCATCGCCTGAGTGGCGAGTTGAACGTAGGGTCCGACGCCTTCCAAAAACGCCTTGAAATCGCCCCTTCGCATGGCGGCGGCGAGATCCAGCGTAAGCTGGAAATCCTCGCGCGCGATGTCGTTCGTCACCAGAAAGTTGCGGAGTGTCTGGGTGACATCCGCTTCGGCGCGAAGTCCATTGCGCTGTTCAAGCAACTGCTGAATGCGCTCGCGGGTGCCTTTTTTGTAAGTCGCGAGTTCTTCAGCGGTCGGGTCTTTGGTTAGGTCTGGCCCCTTGTCCGCGTCGCCGGTCTTGGCGTCGGTGGGACTAGTGGCGCTCTCCGGGGTCGGCGACGCCTCGGCGGATGGCTCAACGGGTTCGTCATCGGGCCTGACGGCCTTCAGGACGGCTTCGAGGAGCGTCTCCTTTGGTGTTTCGCCCTTCGGTGCTTCTGACGGGGAAGCAGGTGCGTCGGGGCTCTCGCGCGCGACCTCGCCCTCGATGATCAAAGGTTGCGGAAGCTCAGAGCCTTGGTCGGCAGGCGACGACAGATCTGCCATTAACGTCGTAGTCTTTTAGTTTGCAGTCTGCCCGTGCGCGTCCTTCCTACACGCAGACACGGGCGTCATGCAACAGGATGACCTCCCGGCGGCGGCGCGACTGGACCCGGCATGGGATTGGGCACGGGCGGCCTACCAGTCTGGTCCGGTGGGCGCTGCGCGCCGGGAGGAGCCCCTTGCGGGGCGTTCATGGGCCCGGCGGGCGCTTGCGCGGGCCCTGCTCCGGGAAAGTCCATCGGGCCGCCGGGCCCCTGCGGGCCCTGTCCGAGTTTGGCGGCCATGCCGTTCATGGCGATGACAGAGGGCAGCATCGACTGGAACGCGGTGGTGATGTCGAGCTTGTCGTCGAGGCGTTTGATCAGTTCTTTGGCGAGCCACTCGGGCTTGATCCCCGGCAACTGCATCAGCATCGGGAAAATCCGCTCGGCGTTGGCGATCTCCTGCGCTTGGTTGGGACGGCCTGTCGAGCCCGCCTCGATCTGCAACCAGAGTTCGTCGGCGATCTGCTGGCGCGACATGTCGGGCCACACAGCGCCCTCGCCGACGATCCGTTTTACCGTGTCTACAGACACTTCCTGCAACAAAATCTGCGCTCCGGCGCGGGCGAACCCTGTGAGCAAGTCGTCGATGTCGTCGATGTTGGAGCCCATCGCCGTGGCGCGAGAGGCTTCCGCGATGTTCGACTGGGTGGCGCTGGGGCCTGATCCCCCGGCTTGACCTATGTTGGCGTCCTGAATGCCAGACACGCGCATCATGTCGACGTAGGTCTGCTCGACTTCGTAGAGGTTCTGGTCGATAGGGGGCCCTCGAAAAGCCTGCAACAACTCTTCGACTTTCTGACCCGGTTGTAAGCCGTTGATCTCGATGATCGCGTTGTCGGGGTGATTGGAGAGCTTCTCCAGATCTTCCTGATCGACCATGCCCGCGGCGACCACGGTCTTGGGGCGCGCGGCGCGTCGGTGCTCGCGAATGCCCTGACGGCCTCGATTATAATCCATCTGCATGTCGCGGATCAGCTTCACGTCAGACGGCGGAAAGATCATCGTCTCGTGGTCGACTTCGTTCAGTGTCAGCACGAACCACGGCCAGAAACGATCCGTGTAGACTTCGGGCGAAGCGGGCTCGCGCAGGAAGTCCGGGTAGCCGTCGCAGATCGTGTAGACCAGACCATCTTTGCGGTTCCAGATCTCCCAAATACAGCACGAACGCCCGTCCGCGCCTTCTTTGACTTCGGTCTTGGCGGTCTTGTCTTGGAGCACGACGAAGCCCGCGCGCGATGTCACAGTGACGCCGTCGTCGACGCCCTTGTAGGCGTTGTAGGACTTGCCCACGTCGACCTGATAGATTTCCTTCACGTCGTTGGGCGAAAGGATGAACTCTTGAGCGACCCAGTCCGCGCCGAGAAACTCGCGCAGGAACATGCATTTTGGATCGGGAATGATCGCCGTCGAGACGGGATAATCAAAAGTGAGGCCCTCGCGAACGACGACCTGCGTCTGGCTCTGGAGATCATTGAGGATGAGGCGAAGCTGTTCAGCTTCGGGCCCGTTCTCGTCGGTCTGGTCGTCATGAATGTCTGCGCTGATGCGCTCCAGAGTGGAAAGCTGGTTGCTGATGTCGGCGATCCGCTGTTCGATCTCCGGCTTCTTCTGCATGACGCGCTCGAAGCCGAGCTTCAGGTAGCCGACGCCGGTGGTCGAAGCGCGCCGAACGACCATCTTCATCATCTGCTTGAAGTCTTGCGGCGCTTGGTCGACGTTGGCTCTGAAGAGAAGCTCAAGCGTCTTGCCGATTTTGCCGAGTTGCTCCTCTTCGGCTTTGACACGCGCGGCGTCTTGTAAAATGGGCATCGCGGCTTGCTGCGCTTGTTGCGCCATCATCGGGTCCATCACGCCCTGCGCGACCTGCGCAGACACGGCTGCGGCGGATTGCTGAAGCGAGACGAGCGTGGTTTGTTCGTTATCCCAGACGGTGTTCAGGATGCGCGTGCGCCGGAAGGCTTCGAACTTGGGATTTTTCGCGTAGAAGAACGCGACCCGCTGGGCGATGATGCGCAGCGTCAAATTCGCCGTGTAGCGATCATCCTTCTCCTCTTTCGACCATTGATAGCCCGCGGCGAAATCTTGGTCCGCTTTCATCCGGTTGAACACCGGCTCCCAATATTTTTTGCCGCGTTTCACTTTGTCGGTCCACTGCGACACCAACTCTTTGCGGCTATCCGGCGGGTCCGGGGGGTCGCGCTCCAGCAGGTCTTCGTTCTGTTTTTCGAGCCCGAACAATTGCTCAAGGGGAACGCCGGGCTGATCGGCGAGCGACTGCGCGAGCGGGTCTTGATCGAGCAGCGCCATCACCTGACCCTTCTGAACACGCCCAAGAACCATCGCCCGTCAGTCAGGATGGTCAGGCCCCAGCGCCAGTCGGCTTTTCTAACCGGGATCGAGAACACGACCCAGCCGTAGGCTTCGTCGGCGCGCAAACAATGCTGCATCACCAGCCTCCGGTCACGAGATCTTCCTTCTCGCGCTTGCGCTCTTTCTCGGCGCTCTCGATCACCCAGCCGTAGGTATAGAGCTTGGGCTCTTTCTTCTCTTTCGACGGCGCGTAGCGCCCGCGCATCTTGAACAGGCCCATGCCAAAGAGCGAGAGCGTGTCGACGAAGTCGTCGTGCGCTCCTTGCGGGAATTTGAGCATCTGGTCGTGCGCTTCGGCCCACCAATGGGCGAAGCCGGGGAAGACCAGCTTCATCATGCTCATGCGCGCCTGCACCGGCTGGGCGCGTGTCTGCTTGTCGTTGATCGGCGTCAGTTCGTCAATCGAGCAGAACACCCGCTTTTCGAGCATGCGCTTGCGCAAAAACGGGCCTATCGACTTGGAGATATGGCCTTTCTCGGCCCACCAGAATAGGGGTTTGTACTTGTCCATCAGGATCACCATCGTCTCGACCACGAGAGAGGTGTCCGCTTGTTTCCAGAACAGATCCGGCTGGACCCACATCTGGTCGTGCTCATCGACGCCGACCACCATGAGACACGTCTTGTCGCGTCCCTGCTCCAGCGACACCGCGTGGTCGCTCGCCGCGTAGTACCGGAGCTTCTCACGATGCGGCATTATGTTCATTCGGGCATAAGTTCTGAGATTGACGGCCTTGAAGAAGCTGCCCTCTTCCGGCGTCGGGCGGCCCTGATAGAGCGCCTGAAACCCCCGCACGTCGGTCTGGCGGATGGTGTCGAGATATTCTTCGTCGAACCGCTCCGGCCACAACGCTTGCCCGGGTTTGCGCCCGAGAACGTCTTTCTCGCGGGCGAGGGCGGGCATGTCGATCACTCGCCACTTGGTCGCCTCGCTGACCGAATAACAGGAGTTCGTCGGATCTGTCAGACGACCGATCAGATCGTCTTCATGCCAACGAGTCTGTATGATCACGATCCGGCCCCCTTTGGTCATAAGCCGGGTCTGAAGCACCTGCGTGTACCATTTCCAGAGATCCTCACGGATCGTTGGGCTGTCGGCCTCCTTGCGGTCTTTCGTGGGGTCATCGAGCAGGATCACGTCGGCTCCGCGGCCCGTCGCTCCAGAGCCGCGCCCAAGGAAAAACAAGATCCCAC